TAAGCCTCCAATGGCTTTTATGTCAGCGTAAGTCGTGTTTTTCAATTTGGGTAATCCACTACGGTCCAGGTTGTTGCACCATCAGAAACATCGCTCCAGAGAAATTCATTTTCAGCGAAAATAGAACCATTTACTGTCAATGTCACTGTGTCTTGGAAAAACTGACCAAGAACTAAATTGTTTGACACTGCAAAAGAAACAGATTCTGGATAATTGACGTTATTGACATAACTGTTAGTGACACCAAAGGTGACTGAATCTGCGAATGTCAATACATCGATTTGCGTCAATCCATTAGAAGCCGCAAAAGAAACCGCCTCAATAAATGTAAATCCACCAATTGAGGTAAAACCGTTATTAAGTGCGAGACTGATTGCGTCTGAAAAAGTCGCGACCCCGGTTGCGGTTTTCCCTGCACTGACAGCAAAACTAATGCTGTCTGCGATGATGTTTAAATGACTTGCTGAGTAACCTGAACTTGACGCAAGTGACGCGCTGTTGGCTTTAGCAGGGCTATTCCAATCAATACCAATCGTTGACCACGTTATCGGCGCAGTCGATTCAGCCCAGGTAATCGGCGCGGTCATGGATTGCCAGAAGTGTTCATAATCCGCATGGCTGAACCGCTATGACGATCTTGAGCGTCTGCATATTGCAACGACTCGATCCCTCTCTGATAGCCAGCCGACCAAGTAGCCAGTCTGGCGTCGTTTACCAAAAACGCCTCTGCCTCCATAAGCGCGGCATACAGGTAAACATCTGGAGCGTTGGTCAGAACCCAATTAGTTGTCGTTGTGCTCGACAATGAATCAAAGCGTTTGTAAAACAGCATCTCAATCGTCATTACGGCAGCGGGTGTCGGTCCGAGCTGCAACTCATCAGCCACGATCGTGTAGTAATAGGGGGTTCCGGTTGTCGTGCCGCCCCACATCCGGTCATACATTTCGGGGGTGACGTATTCCAGGATGCGGATAGGTGTGCCGTTGACCTGAAAGTTACGCATTTGCAGATAGTTGGTCGGCAATGCGTAATTACGTTGATCAGCAACAGTTGATGCCGTTTGTTTGGTTTCCATCGCCCGGATACGCAGATCCCGGTTAAACCTGGCTTCCGCGAGAGAAATAAACTCAGGAATACGCGCAGTAAGATCGTCACGATCAAGCCAATTTGCTACAGCCGTCTGGAGTTCGCTGTAGGTCGAGATTGCCATTAGCGCGTCAGTTCAGAAACGTAAACAACGCCGCCGGTTGATACCTGAAGTGCTGCGACTTTCTCGCCACCGTGGATTGAGAAGTAAGTGGGCCAGTCTTTCAGAAGAAAAACGCCGTTACTGGCTGTTGCAGTCGGAGATGCACCAAATGCCAGGTAAACATTCTGTGTTGCGGTGATCAGCACATCGCTGACTTGTGCGCCAACACCGTTGCTAGTTGCAGCAGACGTACCCGCACTTGTGATGGTCTGAGTCGCCCCAGCCGGTCGATAGTTCCCTTTCATGTGTTTTTCCTAAAGGTCAGTTGGGGAGGTTTTTAAAAACTTGTTGTCTGGATTGTTGAGATAAGCCGCCATCAGCTTGCTATCTTTTAAGATCGCGCCGTTGGTTTCTTTTATCCATTGTTCCAGGACGGTTTTGGGAATCGTGGCGCACTTATGCCACTCGCCACGCTTGCCCATTGATAACTTGTCGCCATAGTCGTTGTACTGGCGTTTATTGGCATCAATGATGGATTGCACATCTTGGACGGTGTTGAACGTGACAGATCCATCTGCGTGTTCGTGCATATCGGTTCTTCGATATGGTTCAACGTCAAATATGGTTTTGCGATCAGACATAGCCGACATTTCCTACTTTGGGCGCACCGTTAGAGGTGTCGCTATAAGCGTCTTGCAGCCACTCCGTAGAGTTCTTCGGACGTTTAACTTCTTTTGGTGCTGGCGGCTGTTTTTTGGAAATTTTGTTGCTCAGTTTTTTTAAATCTTTGTCCATTTGATACCTTTCCACCTTTTTATCGGTACGGATTTGGATTAGGTCGTTTACCCTTCTTTCCTTTTTTCATGTTTTCCAGTTGCTCCTTGCTTTTGCTTGTGCTTTTTTTGACAACTCTCCGTAATGAAAGAGCGGCTTGCTTGACGCGGCGTGCTTTGCGCCAGAATGAAGGTTGCCGTTAGGCATTTTGTGATACGCACCTTTATGTTCTTTGCCGTTTCCACGGTAGTGCTTAACACCCATACCCATTGTTTATTCCTTGTCTTGGTTTCAAAAAAAAAAGGGGCGAGTTTCCCCGCCCCTTCTCTTGGTGAATAACCTATTTCTAGGTCGTTACATTTGCCAGGTAACCAGAAGATTTCTGGTTCTTGGACATAAGACCAGCTTCGTAGACCAACATCTGACGCTGACTGTCACCAGTGACGGCGAGATCAACGGTTTTAAAGTCACGAAGCACACCCATCGCCCAATGATCCATATCCAGAATGAAGACATCCTGGCTACGGGCTTGGTTACGATTAGGCTGGATCTTGAACGTACCAAAGTCACTGACATAAACGTCAACAGCCGCGACAACGTGTGCCGGGGCTACTTTGTCAGCAGCGGTACGAAGGCTGGAAACACTCTGAGTCAGATCAGAGATCGCCTGTTTTATATCAGGCTTACACATGATCACATCAGGGTCGCCACCAGACTCGTATGCTTCTTTAATGACGGTCTTGATACCGGCTTCGGTGATGCTGTTGTCAGTCGTAGCATCCGTGGCCGCATCAGTTCCGTTACCGGAAGACGCAGCTCCCGCTGCCGTGCCAGAACCTAGCGAATGGTAGTTGGTCGCGATCCATGCCGGAAGACCAGCAGTGATACGAGCAGTACCCGTTGCGCCAGCGTTACGAGCGACGTTGGAGGTCAGCATGAACTCAATGTCACGCTTCATCCGTTTCGCTTTTTTCGCAAGCTGGTAAGCCTGGGACGATTTGCGACCGGCGTAATCGACGGCCTCGTTCGTGCCAGAGGTCTGGATGATGTAACGCGAGATCTGGGTGTAGTTGCCTACACGAACCGGGTTCTCACGCGCATCTGCGGAAGTTGAGTCCTGTCCGTCACCTTCAAGCTGACGGTTAGCGCCACCTGCGGCGATGGTATCAGTCTGCCACTCGAAAAACGTGTTATCCACGCTCTGCTTGGAACAGCCGCTCAAGAACGGCGTATCCAAAGGAGCAATGTTGTAAATCACGTTGGCAAGTGACTCCCTGATACCGATAGCACTATAAGTTGTGCTGGTATTTGTTGGGATTGCCATTTTTTATCCTTAAAAGAAAAGTTATACGTAATCTTCCAGGAGAGCTGCCGCGTCATTGACGTTGCCGGTCTCTGAAAGTCGGTTTCTCAGCGCCGCACGTTTACTTTTAGACTTAGATTTGGCTGTTGCTGCTTTACTGCCGCGAATGACCTTGGGTTTGTTCTTGAGTTTCTTGGCCTTTGGATTGGCCTTTACCATCTCGTCGTACAAACGGGCCTTGTTCAAAACAATAAAGGATCGATGGTCAATAAGACTCTCGATCTCAGCGTCTTGGAAGCCCACAGATGAAGCGTAGGAACGCAGCTCACCGGCAAGTTCTTTCTGTTTGCCAGGATCACCCCAATCCGGTAGTTTTTCTACCAGAGCGGCGTGTTCCTGTTTGACAGACTCTTGCCAGTTCTGTTGTGCTGCGGCCTCGTTTTTCGCAATCACCTGTTGCTGTTCGTGTTGAACTTTGGCGATCTTTTCCTGGGCCTCTCTCAACTCTTCTCGTCTGGTTACAAACTCAATCGGGTCTTCCGCTTTAAGGCGTTCCCAATCTACGGTTGCAAACTGATCGAGGTTAGAGTTTTCAATCATCGACTGAAGTTGTTGTGCGTACTGCTGTCGCTCTGCCTGAATCTGCTGCATCTCGGAGGTGTACTGCTGTTGCAGTGATTCCATCTGCTTTCGATCTTCCGCGAGAGCTTGGCTTTTCCTCGTAAACGAGGAATTGCGTGAATAGCCCTTTAGGAGTTCGTCAAGGCTGACCTCTATCTCTTCACCATCAACTTTGATGGCGTAGACGGGTTCCTCTTCGTCCTCTTCTTCAGACTCTTCGTTTTCAGACTCTTCCTCATCCTCTTCGGACTCGGATTCGTCTTCAGAAACCGCCTCAGTAGATTCGTCTGGATCTTCTTCCGTGGACGTTAATTCTTCTTCGGTCGGGGCGGCCTCTTCTGCCTCTGGAGATTCTTGCGAGTCCAAAAGACCTAAGAGTGCCTGGTGTGCCGAGGCGATACTGCCCTCGTCGGTTATTACGGGTGCTTCATTCAGCGCCGGTGCTGCTTGCGTGTCGGCCATAGTGTGCTCCATGAAAAAGCCCCACCTGAGTGGGGCCAACCAGCGTCCTTGCTGGCTCGTTTCGCGAAACGAGTTTCGTTAAAAAACAGTCTAAATCTTGTCGGTCATTTTCCCGGTTGTCACAATGGAATCAAAGTGACTCTTGAAACGACCCAAGGTCTTTAGACTCAACCAGAGCCTTTCTCTGGTTTCAACATCGTGATCAGATGAGTGTTCCCAACTGATCAGGATTTCTTTTGCCAACAGATCCCATGCTTCATTGATCATGGGGTCGGCTAAAATTCTTTTTGCAGCTTCGAGTCGTTGGCTTTCGTCCATAAAATTTTACCGTTGGTTTTGCTCTTGCCACCACTCTTCCTCTGCACGAAACAACTGTTGCAAAGTATTTTTATCAGCCAATAGCGACTGGTCGGTTCTGCTGGGCCTCAAGTGCCAGCTCTTGGGCCTTGAGTTGTGCATCGACGCTTGCTTCTTGAGCATCGACCTGAATCTTTTGTGCTTTGATCTGTACATCAGCGGCTTTGATCTCCAGTTCTTTCTGCTTCATCTGCATCTCCATCTGAGCCATCTGCTCCTGTGGGGATGGACCTTTCGGCGGCATTTTGCTGGGATCGTTAAGGAACTGGCTTACGTCTTTGAATCCCATGTTTTTAACGAGTTGAGCGCCCATGTTGTAGATGTTCTGCTCGGTAACAATCGAGAGACCGCCGGACATCGCCTGTGACGCAAACTGGATCATCTGAGACAAATGCATCATCTGCTGATCCTTGTTGCCATGTCCCAAGCCAACCTGAACGGAGCAATCCATTTTGTTTCGCCACATTGAGGGGTCTACGGGAACCCACTCATTGCGAAGCTGAATAACTGATTCCTTGTCCTGGTTTTTGTTGACCAGTTCGTAAATCATGTTCGCCATTTGTTTTACGCCGGTATCCGCAAAGAGCCGGGCGATCAGCTCGACACGCTGCTGTGCCGCTGTCATTACTTGGGCCACCTGAGTCGCAGACGTATGCGAGGTGAGCGCGTTGGCATCGAGTCCTTGGCTCATCTTGGTCATGCCGGAGCGTTCTTCCCGGATGCTGTCGATGTAACCGAGCATCTCAAAGACGTAAGGCTGGAGCTGCGGAGTCGGTAACGGTTGCACCGCGCCCTGTGCCTTGGTGCGTACAATGCCGCCAGGTCTTTGGGTCAGAAGGTCATCAAGATTGACCATTCCCTCTTGGACGGCCACGCGCCCGGAGTTCTGTAAATACATATTGTCGAGAAGGTTCCGCATAAGAACCGTCTTGATCAGTTGCAGATCCATCACCTGATCCGCGATGGACATCCCGAAGAACTTGTGGGCCATCGGGATCGGACACAAGGTCGCAAACGGCACTCCATCTACCGGGTCATTCGCGAGTACCTGATTACCGCAAGTCAGGATACGGCGCAGCTCGGACAAGCCGCCCTCGATCTCGACCCGCATATAACTCTCAAAAACCCAAACCTCACGCAGAGCGCCCTCGCCTTCTTCAACGTCAAAAGGCCAGCCCTGGGAGTTATCAAACTGATGACGGGCGTTGCTCTCCTGATTCATGTTGTAGTTGGAGAAGTCGCTGCTGCCAATCAGCTCCTCGTCTACCTCGTAGCCCATTTCGCGGAGTTCCGCGAGCGTCATGCGACTGCGGTGACAGACAAAACGCGCCTCTTCGACGTTCTTGGCTTCGCGGGAAATCAAAAACTCTTCTGGCGCAATGTTGACGATTTTGACCGCACCCTTCTTGACCTGACGCTTGATAACGACATCGTGAAGGGTCGGGTTCATGAGTGCTGCTTCTAGCTCATCAACGATGTCATCGCCTTCAGGCGCTTCTTCGCTTTCGCGGCGCTCGGTGTGCTCAAGAACTTCTACCTCGTCGGGCCGGAGAAGGTTCTCTAGCTCTGCGTCGGTGAGATCGTGGTACTCCTCGCGGTTTTTCTTTTCAGTTTCGTCCCAGAAGACTTTGATGATGCCGACCTTCTCCAGGAGGGCGTCAGAGATCCATGTGAGGAAGATTTCAGACCAGTTGTTTTTGCGGGTCAGAATCCAGTTGATGTAATCGGTAGCCTGTTTCGCGGCGGGTACATCCTCCGGGCCTTCGGGGAGGAACTTAACGACCTCATCGCCGCTCGTGAAGACGCGCATCAGGGACGGCTTGATCCACTCAATCGTGTCCATGACGGTGGTATCAACTACTTGGGAGCGGCCTTCGACCTCGTTGCCGTAAGGCTGCGAGGTATAGCGCAACAACGCCTCTTTGCGCTGTTCTGAAATCTCGTCCTCGTAGCCGAGCGCAGCGTTCACCTCGTGGTGGATCTTCGCTAGGATTTCTTCGTCTTCAAGTTGTGCCATTCAGATACTCAGGCATAAGCCAATAGTGGTTTTCTGTCATTCATCGCAAGTGGTACGCCTTTCTCCTGTAAGTCCTGGCGCATTTCGGGTGTTATGTCGATGTACCAGAGATTTTCTTGGTTTCGTTCAATAAATTTTTCAGCCTCTTCCCGTGTTTCAAACGCTTTAACAAAGTCTTCTGGAAACTCAGTCCATATTTCGTAGAGAAGTTCCGGTCTTATCTTTCGTGAAGGGCCAAGCTCTCCCTCAATAATTTGCATTTCAGCACTTGGAACTTTCTTCGGCTCCACCCCGTATTTCTTCAGGAACTTCTTAGCGAACTGCGGAATCTTTTTGTCGTATAGGTTTTTGTGGAACTCGCCTCCGACTTCAAGATCAACGCCGGATAACGTCAGACTATTTGGGGCGGCTCCACCAATAAACATATTCAATTCTGACCATTCTCTAATTTGGTCTGGAGTACCTTGCCCGGTTATATTGCCACCTGTTGCCGCCTTTATTTCGGCTATCCGTTTTTCTGCGTCCTTCACTGCCGTTGAGGGAGGATTGTCATCAATATGTTTTCTTATCCTGTCTGCAATCTCTTTGCCAACGTAGTCATCAAGTTGCGATAACTGGACATTGGAATTACTGAGAACACTATCGCCATCTTTA